CTAGCAGTTTACAATGCCTTTATGTTCCGCAAGCCACCTATGCGTGACTTTGCTAGTCTAGAAGGTGACGCTGTTCTACAAGACTTTCTAGATGATGCCACACTAGAAGGACAGAGCTTTGACTCGTTTATGAAAGACGTATCAACTTATTCTGGAGTATTTGGTCACTGTTGGGTCATTGTCAGCAAGCCTAATGTAGGTGCAGTTACTCGTGCTGATGAAATGTCAATAGGCGTTCGTCCTTATGTGTCAATGATTACTCCACTGAGTGCCCTAGATTGGGAGTGGGAACGTAGCCCTGCAGGCATGTATCATTTGAAGTATTTCAAATATATGGAAGACAGTGATCGCAGTCACATTATCACAATCAAAGAATGGTTTCCAGACAAGATCGTAACCAGTGTAATGGACAAGGAAGATCAAAGCATCACAAGTCAAATAGAAGAAGTTAATGGTCTTGGTTATATTCCAATCACTATCTGTTATGATCAACGCTCACCCAAGCGTGGCGTTGGTGTTAGTAGTGTAGATGACATTGCTGACCTACAACGTGCTATCTATAATGAATACAGTGAAATAGAACAGACTATTCGTATCAACGTGCATCCAAGTCTAGTAAAGACCAGCGACACAGAAGCAGTAGCAGGTGCAGGCGCTATTGTGCAAATGCCAGAGAACTTAGATCCTGGACTAAAGCCTTATCTATTACAGCCAACTGGTGCTCCAGTGACTGCTATCTATGAAAGCATTACTAAGCGTGTAGAAGCCATTGATCGTATGGCCAACTTAGGCAGTGCTCGTGCTCAACGCACACAGACACTGAGTGGCATTGCTATGGAAACAGAGTTCCAAATGTTAAATGCACGTCTAAGTGACAAAGCAGATAACCTAGAACTATGTGAAGATAACATCTGGGCATTTTGGTCAGCATATCAAGGCAAGATATGGGATGGCGAAATACAGTATCCAGACACATTCAACATTCAAGACAAGAAGAATGAGTTGTCAGCACTAACAGAAGCACGTAAGAGTGTGATCAATCCAGAATATCAGAAGATGTTGGACTATGAAATCATGACAACTGCCTTAGGCAATGAAGACTTTGACAACTATCTAACAGATCCAATGTTATATCAAGATCCAGCGCCTGTTGCTCCTGGACTAATCAATGAAGTGCAACAACAAGAGCAAGGCATAACCCAACAAGGAGTTCAATAATGTCAAAACAATCAGATCAAATGAAACAACTATGGGCAGATAACTTTGCTGTCTATACCAAGGCACATGGCTTTCATGTCAACGTCACTGGCTGTGATTTCTATGCAGACCATTTATTCTTAGAAAAAATCTACACTACACTTAACGAATACATTGACCGCCTAGCAGAAGGCATTAGAACACTGAAAGAAGTAACACCATTTTCACTTAATCGCATCAAACAGATCACAGTTATCAAAGATGAAACTGTTGTTCCATGTCCTGAAGACATGTGGATAGAACTTTATGCTGATGTAGAAATACTAAAAGAAGCCGCTATCAAGGCATTTGACCAAGCACAGACAGCAAAAACATATGGTCTACAAAACATTCTAGCAGATTACCTAGAAGACGTAGAAAAACTATGTTGGATGATTGGTGCCAGCATGGAAGATCCAGCAATAGCCAAGGCAGAAAAGGCCGCAGACGCCAAGTTAGGCATTCCAGAAGAGGTAACACCAAAACTATGAAGAGAGTAGATACAAGTTGGAGTGAATACACTGGCAACTATAGTCAGCGTGAAGTAGAAGACAAGGCTGCGTTTGATAGAAACTATGAACGTATCTTTGGTAAGAAAACTAAGGAGCGTGAAAATGCCAATAATGAAGACAACACTAAAGAGCGGGAAGACGGGCTATAAGTTTGGACCACATGGTCATGCTTATCCAACCAAGGCTGGAGCCCTAAAACAGATGCGTGCCATGTTTGCCAATGGCTATCAACCCAAGTCACACACTGGCTCTAAACATGGACACAAATGATGAAGAAGAAAAAACCCATTAAACCGCCTAAAAGATACTAGGCCTTATAAATAACTTTACACATAACTTCACAAAGGAAGGAAGTCAACAATGGACTTACAAAATACATTGGCCACAAACCAAACAGCAACTGACGCTGGTGCAATGAGCACTGAAGGACAGGCACAAGAGAGAGTTTATACTCAGAAAGAAGTAGATGACATGATGGCAAAGACACGAGCATCAGTGGAACGAAAAGCCACTAAGCCGTGGGCAGAGCTTGGATCACCAGAAGAACTTAAGGCACTCAAAGATCAGTTTGAAAACAAACGCTTTGAAGACCAAAAAGGCAAAGGTGATTTTGAATCTATTCTCAAAGAGATGGCCTCTAAAAAAGACGCAGAGATTGCTCGTAGAGATCAAATCATTGCTCAATACCGTGTTGATAGTCCCTTAGTAGAAACAGCGGCAAAGTATCGTGCAGTAGCACCAGAACAAGTCAAACAGTTACTACGCAATAACATTAGACTAACACAAGACGGCGAGGTAGAAGTAGTAGATAATAACGGAACAACTCGTTATAAAGACAATGGGGAAATGATGGGAGTGGAAGACCTAGTCAAGACATTCTTAGATGCTAATCCTCACTTTGTATCAGCAGGTCCTTCTACTACACAGACCAAGAGCGCGGTGGGTTCTCAAGGGGTAATGTCTAAAATAGATATCACTCAGTTAGATATGTCCAAGCCAGCAGACCGTAAGGTATATGCACAATGGAAATCTAATCAGGGTAGATAAAAACTTAACCCTTAAAGGAAACTAAAGAAATGGCTTATCCATCAGTAAGTAACACAAGCATTAACAGTGAACTGTTTGCTAACCTCGTAACAGCGGCTCAGTTCGCGGCTTACGAACAATCTATCGCACGTCAACTAGTAACAGTATTTGACGCACCTCTTAACACAGGTTTGAACCTACAAGTTCCAGTATGGGCTGGTATCAGTTCTGAACTGATCGCTGATGAAGCGGCAGCAACTGTTAAGACAACCAACACAACTAGTGCAACAATCACATTGAAAGAGCACGTTGTTTATCACCAAGTAACTGACCAGTTACGTGATAGCGCATACTCTAACGTGTTTGCACAGTTAGGTGACCAAAGCGGTCGTGCTATTGCAGAAGGCATGGACAAACAAGTGTTTGATGCCTGTGCAGACGGCACATATGGTTTCTCCACAGACCTAGGTTCTGCTGGTGGCGAACTAACACCTACATTGATCTTGAAAGCAGCCGCAACTCTACGTTCACGTAAGTTAACTGGTCCTTTCTACGCTGTTGTTCACCCAGCACAAGCATACGCATTGAAAGATGCTATGACTAAGGTTCTTCCTTACAGCACAGCAAGTGCTTCTTACCCAGCATTGTCTAATGTTGGTGAAAGCATCTTAGGTGGTTTCTACATTGGTAACTTGGCTGGTGTTCAAATCTTTGAAAGCGCATTATTGACTGTTGACAGTAGTGACGATGCTAAGGCATTGGTATTCACTCCTGGTGCAGTTGGTCACGCAATGCGTGGTTCAGTTGAAATGAACACATTGTATCTACCTGCTAACCGTGCAACTGACGTTGTATTGAAAGCAGTTGCTGGTGCACAAGTTCTACAAAGAACATTTGGTGTTGCTATCACTGCAGACTGTGTAATCTAATAGTCCACAAGACTAGTAGTCCTGACAGACTACATCTCCTGGGGCCCTTTGCTACTAACATTGGGCCCTTTTTCTTGGCTATTCTTTAGGCCTAACTAAATACATTGTCAGAAGGACTGACACTCATTCGCGGAGAAGGACTCACGATGTCGTTAAACCATATATTTGCCACAATAGACAATCTCTTGGAGATTGAACCAACCATTCAAGACTTTGGTAATCTTGATTGGGACGCTGAACTTGCCAAAAGCCAAAAAGAAGTTGTTCGTGTGTTATCAGTTCGCTGGTGGCCACAATATTCCAAACAGTTCAAAGTCAATATTACTATTGTAGGTCAAATGGCGTTAATGGATCCTAACCGTTTAGATGGGGATCAGTGGACTCAGGCAACAGTCTATCACGCAATGGCTTATCACATCTGCCCTAAACTCACGCAGTTTAGTCCTGAAACAGACAGATTCCAGGTGATGATGGATTATTATGCCAAACGCTTTGAACACGAGATGGATCTAGCCATACGTGAAGGCGTCAAATACGACATAAATCAAGACGGCACTATTGCTCCGTTTGAAAAACTTCCAGACACTTACCTGAGAATCCGTAGATGAGCCTAAGAGAAAAAATAGCCCAAGAACTGGTCCGTATCTTTAAAGAGATAGAGGATCCACGTCCAGTATTAGTCACTCGTGAACCCTACGAAGCTGACAAACTAGCCATCACGCAGTTTCCTGCCATGTTGGTGCAAATAACCAAAGAAGATAGAGAAACAGTCACAATGGGACAGACTTCTCAAGGTCGTCGCATGGGAACATTAACTGTAAACCTACGCTGTCATGTCAGAGGAACTGAACTTGACCGCAGACGCAATGACCTCATTGAAGGCATTGAAGAACAAATAGAACGAGATCGCTATCTAAATCTACGTGATAGCGGCGTCTTAGATACGCAAGTAACCTACATAGAAGTAATAGAGCGCCTTGCGCCACTTGCAGAAATCCTAATAGAACTGCAAATCAAATACAACTATCTGAGAGGAAACACATGAAAATGATATTAGATGGGATTGTCCAAGACATTCCTGAAAATAAAATAAGAAGATATTCTGCTATTGGCTGGACGCCTGTAGTTGAAGAAGGTAGGGAAGAGATTATTCGTCTCAAGCCCCCAACGGTGAAGTCTAAGGCGACCGTAACAGCCGTAGAAGAAGCCAATATTAACCAACAAGGAGACGAATAATGGCCACATTAACAGGTAACAATGGACAGATCACGATTGGGGGAACCAACGTCCTAAGTATCAAGAGTTTTTCTTTAGATATGAAGAGTGATACTATTGAAACAACAACAATGGGCGTTGATGTTCGCACATACTTAAAAGGCCTAGCATCTTGGTCAGGTAGTGCAGACGTTATTGTTGACGTAGCAAACTTAACAGGTGGTGCTAGTGTAATCGCCGCATTGATCACTACAGGTGGTGCAGTTGGTGATGGAGCTGCCGCTTGCGTATTTGCTCTTGACTCAACAGGTGCAACTAACGGCGTAGGTGGAACATTACTTAAGAAACTAACAGGTAACGCTATTGTTACTGGCTTCTCAATCAAATCATCTATGGATGGTATGATTGAAGGAACAATCAGTTTACAAGGTTCTGCTGGTCTTGCTTATTCAGCAACTTAATAGGAGAATGACATGGCTACAATCGTAGGTAATAATGGAGCAATATCTGTAAACGCTAAAGCCGTTGCCGCAGTCAAATCGTTCTCCATTGATATGAAAGCAGATACTATTGAAACAACTACAATGGGTCAAGAAGTCCGCACATACATTAAAGGATTAAGTTCTTTTACTGGTAGTGCTGACATCTATTGGGACTATTCAGATTGGGATACAGCAGGTGAAAATACAACCTGGAACCCAACAGATGGATCCAGCCTAGTAGGTGCTAGTGGTGTAACAGGTAGATTCTATATTGACTTTGACAATATAGGAACCAATGCTGACAAAGCCTTTACAGGTAATGTTATTGTTACTGGTTACTCAATCAAATCATCTATGGATGGTATGGTAGAAGCAACTATTTCCTTCCAGGGAAGTGATTCTATTATATATTCTACAACTAACATAACATATCCATAATGCAAATAACCATATCAGGTGTTGCTGGCGTAAACAGAGACTTAGATACTACACTTGCCAAGTTCGTTAGTGATCTTGGCAAGGAAGTTCTTGCTGATGCCAAAGCCAATACACCTGTGAGGTCAGGTAATGCACGAAGAAACTGGACCAAGAGCGATACTAGGTCTGGTTTCCGCGTGACCAATAATGTTCCTTATATAGAAAGACTAGAGGCTGGAGCGAGCCGTCAGGCGCCAAAAGGTATCTTAGGACCAACTCTAACACAAGTAAAAGGAAAATACAAATGAGTAAGATTTTAGAAAAAGCCACCGCACACTTCCGTAATCAAATCAGCGGAGAGATGAAACACGTTGATGTTCCAGAGTGGGGTGCAAAAGTTTATTACAAGTCAACAACTAACCTACGTGAAGAAGGTAAGATTCTTGAACTGAGCCAACAAGGTAAAACTGTTGAAGCCCTAGTTGAAAGTCTTATTGTTCGCGCTCGCAATGAAGATGGTTCCAAACTATTCACTATTGGTGACAAGTCAACCTTAATGAATGAAGTAGATCCAAAAGTTCTTATTCGCATTGTTGGTGAGATGAATCAAGTTGATAACTTGTCATTGGATGAAGTAGAAAAAAACTAAGAGCGGACCCAGACCTTATCTTTGCCTATAGGCTTGCTAAGGATTTGGGCCGCACAGTTAGTGAGATACTAGAAATGTCAGTTCATGAGTTTGCTGGATGGGCGGCATTTTACAAGATGGAAGCAGAAGAGACCAAACGTCAAATGAACAATAGGAGCAGATAGTGGCATCAACAGCACAAATCAATGTAGTAGCGGATACAAGCCAAGCAGAACGTGCGCTGGGCAATGTCACTAGTGCTCTTAAAGGCATTGCGGCAATAGCCATAGGCG